TTTCTCTCTCGCTACTTCTAATCTTTCGTCAGATTGTTGATCTTGTTGCGCAAGTTTATCATAGTCATAATCTAAACGAGCTTGAGCTCTAATATTTTCTTGGTCTTGCTTAAATCTTACTTCCTCTGCTTTTCTTTGCATGTCCATAGCTCTTAAATCAACTTCTTGTTGTTTAATTCTAATTAGGGGATCTTGTTTTGCAGCGTTTGTGGCCATTTCAGTTTGAACTAACTCTTGAGTTATTTGTGCAGCAGCTTTTGCTACCTCTGAATCAAATAAAATTTGAAATTGTTCAGGATTTTGTTGAGATAGTTGTTGCATCTCTGCATCATCAGCCATCATAGCTCTAACTTGTGCTTTTGCTTTGAAAGAAATGTGATCAGATATGTGAGATTGCATCAATGCATACACTTGTGGGTTTATTTGTACCATTCTTGATGCCATGAATGCCATGTGTGCAGCTATATGTGCATCATGATCTTGAAATTCGAACGCTGTTAACAATTGCATTTGTAATGCACGTGCATTTTCTTTAGCAGGATCCATTGGTTCTGGTTGTTTTGGTGGTGGTTTTAGAATTGATTCGATTTGTTTAGTACCTAAAGCTTCATAAACACGTCTGTATGCTTCATGAATGTTATGAATTTGAGGATTTGTCTGTGCAATTTGTAATTGTGTCTGTGCAAGAGTCACTCTTTGTGCCATTGACATAATATTTGGGTCTGCAACAGGTAAAATATCAACTCTTTCATCAAAATCAGCTTGTTTTATTTGTCTTGGGCCACCATAAACATCATACGGATACTCAGGAGGTAAAGATTCTTGGCAAATTTTTGCTAAAATTTTAAATTCTAATCTCATTGCATAGTAACAACGTTTATGAACACCACTCATTACACGTGAGCCACGCTCTAGAAGAGCAATTGTAGTGCCTACAGCTCTATTTTGAGCATCATTACCAATGTTTGAATCAGTTATTGCAGCAAATTTTTGACCTGCTTGAACTACAAATCCTAATAATTGAAATAATGTTGTTGATGGTTCTGTAAAAGGTAAATTAAAAAACTGATCACGTATGTTTCCTCCTGGTGCGTCTACGTCTCTAAACTCTCCAGGTTGTATTGGTTGGTCATCATCTCTTACTCTAATACCTCTTGACTTAAATCCTGCTGGTAAATTTTTTAAAGTACCTGCATCGATCAATTGTCTTAGTGATTGTGTTGCAGCTCTGCTTAATCCACCAATCATGTGTGTTAAACCAAAACCATAAAAACCTAATCCTGGTAAAAATTTGTAATGCACAAAATATTCTATTCTTGCGTAAGAAATATCATTAGGTTTGTAATTTCTATAAATAGATAAAATTTCACCTGAACCTTCGTCTATTGTTACAATGTATGGAATTTTAATTTTTTTTGCTTTGTTATCAAAGTTTTCATAATCGTCTAAATTTAAATCAACATGCATTTCTAATATTGTATGTAAACTATCTGACTCAGTTTTTTTAACACCTTGTAGCTCGTCAATTTTTTGTTCAACTCTGTCTGTTTGTTGTGTAGGTGTCATTAACTTTACGTCTCTATAAAACCCAGCAGCTATTTTTTTTGTGACTTCATTTTCAGTCATTTTAATAACATGAGTAATTCTTTCACAATCTTTTAAATCAGATGCATAGTACGGAACTACTAAATCTTCTGCAGGTATAAACTTTGAGCAAGGTCTAGATAAAATTGCATCGTAATATATTTTTTTAAATGTGCTACCGGACAGTGGTAAATAAAATAACATTTGATCCATGTCAGTTGTATATTCTTCCATTTCTTCCATGAGTAAAAAATTCATGTATTCTTTGACACGATCAGCTTGTGCTTCAATAGCTGGTGTTTGAAGTCCTACAACTTTTGTTCTTACAGGACCATCAGATGGTATTAATTCTTTATAAGCTTGTGCTTGAAATTGTGTCACTGACTCAGCGAGTAAAGGGTGAGTCACACCACTTGCACCTCTAAAAGGTTTTGTTACTTCTTGATATTTTGTACCAAGTAATTCTAGACCTTTGATGTAAGCTTCTTCCCATTCTTTTCTAGAATTTTTATCTTTTTTATATTCTGAAATTAAATCATTCGCCATAGATGAGAGTGTTCGCTCATCCATGTCCTCTGCAAGATTTGCATTAAAATCATCTTGAGGTCTTTCTTCAATTACTTCTTCTTCATCCTCTACAGTAATATCAATTGGTAAACCCTCTGGGTTCTCTTCAACTTCCTCTACAATTTCAGTATTTTTCTCTATAGCCATTCTTAATTGTACCTTATTGGTTTAAACATATCTACTACAAGTCCTCCCTGAGACTTATATGTTTTTTGTGTGTTTCTCATTAAAGGGTTAATTCTAATCGCAAAAGCATCAAAATACAACAGTGGATTTGAAGACTCCATAAAAACATAATCATCTGTCACGGCAGTATCAGAAGCGTCTATGTGATACTTACTTACTATTTTTTTACCAGATAATTTGTGCTTTGCTGGGTATTTAAAATCATTTGAAGATATTTTTTTATAAGGTTTAGCAGGGTCAGAAAGAGATACTTTTATTGGCCCTGCTTTAGAATCATACATTCTGGCATTTTTTTTCATTAGTTTTGGCATTACTGCGTCTCCACTTTTGTTAATACCTTTACCTGATGCATAACCATAAAATCTTTCATTACCAGCTTTATAACCTTGACGGAAACTTAATTTGTCAAACGGGGCAACGGCAACAAAATCATAATTTTCTCTTGCAGCCTTCTGCATTAAATATTTTAATGCATGATCTCCGTATTGATCTGCTTCAACCATAGGAAAATAGTCATAACTTCTACCACTAGCTCTACCAATTTTTGCGATCTGTTTTGTAGTGTTAGCTAATTGTGTTGTCATAGCATTAATTAGGTTTTCATCACCTGCCTGAAAAGCATCATCTAAACCTTGTGAAAGTTTACTTCTTTGATTTAACAGTAAACCTAATTCAATATCTTTTTGAAAAGGGTTAACTCTAAAATCATCAGATAATTGTTGTGCTTTGTTTAAGTTTTTTGCTACAGATTGATTTACATCTGATTGTATTTCGTGAATGAAAAAACCTTTTTTGCCATCAGGAGTAAATCTTGTATCGAACCTTACATGATATATTTGATTTTTTAAACCTGTGTCACTGAAATGTCCTGGTTGTTTTAATGGAGATGTATTTGTTCTTATTGGCTCATCTAAATTAAAAATTGTTTCTTTATAATCTTTACCACCCTCAAGTGTGTAACTTCTTTCATTTTGATATTGTGTTTTATTTAATTTAAGTGGTGCAACCTTTTGATTTAAATCAGCCTCTAATCTGTTAAACAAAGCCTTTTCATCTTGAGATAAAACTGGTCTCGCTTTAACTGCTCTTAAAGAGTCTCTTAATGATGCAAAAACACCCATACCAAGTTCACCATCTTTTATAGATTCCATTTGATACAAAGCATCATCTAAATTTGTTGTTATATCACTATCTGTACGATATTTAGTTCTATATCCTTTAATTGTATTCTCTAAGTTTTTAAAAGCTTTGTCAAAATTTTCTTGTGCACCTTTTTGTACACCAAGCTCAGTTGCCTTCAATCTGTTTATAGGATTTAATTTTATCATGGCACCTATTTCATTTGCATCTAATTTGATACCAAATTTTTTTGCAGCTGCTAATAATCCACCTGTTAACTCTCCTGCCTCATTAAAGACAGCTAAGTTAGAATCAAATAATTCTTCTTTGGATATATTAACTTCCTTACCTGCAAAGGGTCCTGAATCATATTTAAATCTTTTTTCTGTTCTTTCTATTTTAGTGGATGGTTTACCAAATACTCTAGTATTTATTTTTCTCGTTGTAGTGAAATGATTTAGCCATTCGTCTGCAGTGTATTTACCCCTACCCATTCTCATTGCCCAATCATACGTAGATGAACCAAATGCAGGTGCAATGTCATCACCCATGTGTAGAGGTTGTGTTTTATTTAAAACTACAGGAGGTGTTTTTATTTCTCTTACAGCTAGTTCTTGGCCTTGTGCTTGTGAAGGTTTAGGTTCATAAGTTATTTGTTTGGTCTGTTGTCCGGTGGTCGGTGTCGCTGATTCTTTTTTACCACCAAGAATCCTTCTCCCAAACTGAAATAAACTCCGTAGGGACATTGTCCCTCCTAGTACATTTTTGTAGGTTTGTTTCTACCTAATTTACATTTTACTTTAACAGATTTACCGGATCTATAACCCATAGGTTTGTTCATCATTCCGCCAGCCATTTTTTTTTGGGGGTAACTACCAAACTTTTCTCCTTTTTCAAGTAAAAAAGGTGTTATGTTGCTTCCATTAGATGGTCCCGGTTTTGATTGTCTACCTGCCATTTTTCTTTTCAAAGTAAAATCTCTTCGAGGATTTTTGTTAATTCCTCTTGTTCTCTCTCTTGGATCATCACCTTTCTCTGACATACCTTTTGAGTAACCCATAGGTGTGTTCATCATGCCACCACCCATTCTTGGAGAAACTTTAGATGCAGCAACTTTGCTTCCTTCCATTACTGTATTTTTTTCCATCTTATCTTTCATTTTCAAAGGTTGTTTTTTACGGTCTCTCATTGATTCTTCTTTTTTCATTTTAGATTTTAAATATTGTACAGCACCAACTCCTGCTAATGCGATTGGAGCAATTATTTTTCCAAGTCTAGTTGCCTTAGCAGCTTCTACTGATCTTTTTAACATAGCTTTTCTTTTATTAAATTCTGCTGGAGTTTCACCAGGTTTAAAACCTTTTGCTTTTCTCATTTCTTCCATTGAAGAAAATCTTTTTTTATTAGGATTTGTTTTAGTAGTATTTTTCTTTGCCTCTGGTTTTATAGATTTTATTACTGGTAAATCGAGACCGGAACCTCTTTTAGCTTTCATAACTTTGTTCATCATACCCCCACCCATTTTTTTAACTTTAGCAGTATCTCTTTTTCTAGCTTTTCTTTCGTCTAAGACTTTTTCTAGTTTTCTTCCAGCCATATTTCCACCAACAGCACTAGCACCTAAGATAGCACCTATAGCACCTAATCTACCAGTTGCAACTTTTCCTAATTGCTTGAGGCCAGCTAATTTCATTCTTCTTTTTAAAAACGGATCACCTTTTTTTCTTTGGTTCCCAAGATTCGTTGTCCCAGAACCTTTACCACCAGCTGATGGTTTTACTTTATCAACTGCAGGAAATTGCCCAAAGGCTTTAAAAAATCCTTTTTTTAATTCGCCTGGAGTAGATGAAGCTAAAGGAACAGGTAAACCTTTTTTCTTAGCAAGTTTTTCTATGGCTTTTTTATCTAATGCCTGACCTCTTTTAGCTTTCATAACTTTACCTGGTTTTACTTTCTCATCTTGTAAACCCATGCCTCTGCCTTTTGCTTTTTCTGCTCTAAGGATTTTAAAATCTTGTGCATCTAATTTGTTATTTTTATTCTTGTCTAATTTTGCTTGGCCACCGGTTAGCATTCTTCTTTTCCTTGCTCTTTTTTCAGCATCCTCTTGCATTAATTCTTTACTTCTTCTGTATGTGGCCATAATAAATTCTCCTAATAATATTTATAATCCTTTTCTATCTTAAAGTTCGGTTCGTCCCAATCATCTGAGTATGTTTGTACAAAACCACCTTGTCGGTATCTTAACACAGCTTGAGTCATAGAATCAACATAGTCATCGTATTGTCCATTAGGAAAAGCTGCACATTCCTCAATAACTTCCTGTGCCCAGTGTTCGTCAAGAGGTGCCCAAACCATACCAGACTCGAATACAGGAGCACAGCTATTTATTCGCGTGTGCTTGTCTCTGCCTCTTGCAGGTACGTAATCAACAACTGGAATACCGGCTCTACGTAATTCGTGAATAAGTGGCTGACCACTAGCTTTAGCTTCAACTATGACTGTTTCAGGTTCCCAGTAATGATATTTTTCTATCGCTAAATTTTTTAAATCTGGAAAATCATATCTTCCTTTTTCAGCATCTAATAATATTATACATTTTTCATAGCCTTCAAAAGGTTCAAATATTCCCCAGGTTGTTATTGCAGAATAGTCAGCAGTTTCTTTTTTAGAAAATGCAGTATCATAAGATTGTATCACGTGGAGTAATTTAGGAAGTGTTTCTGAATCCCAATGTTTCCACCAATCTCTTTTAATAATAGCACCCTCTTCTGAAGTTGGGTCCTGCATGTATTGTGCGTTCCAGTTCTTTGTTGATATGGAAGCTTTTACTGCTTCAAGGTCTTCTTTGCTCCAATACTCTGGCCACACAGGTTCATCATTAGGAAGTATGGCTGGAAATTCTATAACACTCCATTTATCTGCTTTCGGCTCTGATTGTGCTTTGATGAGCCTTCCTGTTAAATCATCGGTAGCCCAACGAGTCATGACTACACAAATACGGCCACCGGGTTGTAAACGCTGTCTGGGTCCTGAATTGTACCACTCGTATGCACGATCCATCGCTGAGTCTGACATTGAGTCTTGTTCAGTGTGTGGATCATCAATAATAAGCAAATCGGCCCCTCGTCCTGTGATCGAACCGCCTACACCCGCTGCAAAGTATTCACCACCATGATTGGTTTCCCACCTACCTTTTGCTTTACTATCTTCTCTAAGTGTAACATCTCCAAATATTTGTTTATACTCCTTTGTGTTCATTAAGTTTCGAACCTTGCTACCGAACCTTGAAGCTAATTCTGCGTTGTGTGACACCTGCATAATTTTCATCTTAGGATTCCTTCCAATCATCCATGCCGGAAAAAGGTAAGATGCAAATTCTGATTTAGTATGTCTAGGAGGCATATTGATGATGAGCCTCTTTTCTTTGCCCTCTGCTATATCTTGAAAAGCATTTGCGATAATTTGATGGTGTCCATAATTTTTTGGATTATCTGTCTTACGATAAATAAAATCTTGCCAAACAGCAGTTGCAAAAATTAAAAAATCATCTTGGCATAACTTGATCCACTCCAACTGCTTTTTTAAAATTAAATCTTTTAATTCTTCTTCTGTAAGATGCTCTATATTCATACCGTTTGGGACCCTAGTATATTTGTATATCTTGCTTTGTAAAGGTGCAACCTACGTTGTGCCAGCTGGCACAACGTGAAACCAGTCAAGATTTTAAGATTTTAAGATTGTTTTGGCCAATGAGCCTTGTAGATAAACCAATGGCGCAATAGCGCCATTGGTTTTGTTATTAGTTATTAATTAGTGTGTAATGCCTGTATAAGTGTGCTAAATTTCTTTAGTACATTTTCTTTAAACTCATCTACACATGGATTACCCACATTTTCAAGGATATGTTTCTCACACTCGCCCATTAACAATTGAAACATAATCTCATAGTTGAGTTGTTTCTTCGTGCCATTATCAATGACCATATCTGCGAGTTGAGTAGGCGATTTCTCGCCTACCCTTTCTGCTAGTACTTTAGCAATATTGATTAAATCATTATTGGGCATTGTTATCACCTATTGCTTTGTATTCACTATATTCAATATCAGTAGTGAATTTATTATATAAATCATTATGAGCAATCTTGAAATTTGCTGTTTCAAATTTCTTTCTCTTACGATTTATTTTTTGTAAACCAAAAGAATTACCATTGTCATCTTGTACAATGATTAAGTTTTGATTTGTTCTATCAAAGCAATCTACAATGTTTTGTTTCATTGTATCTAACTCTTTATTGAGCCTATTTGCTTTTAGCTTTAATTGAGCATAAGCAAGAACTACTTTTTTTTCTTCTTGCTTTAGCTTTTTTATTGCATTTGGCATTTTTACCTCTTTGTTAAGTTATGTATTCTTATGAATACTCCATTGTCTTATCAAATCCCATTATTATTGCAACAGTTAATTTAATTTTTTTTTATCAATCTTATCACTAATATTAATAACATTGGGTTCAACCTCTACTTGTGCCTCTCTTAATTCAAGATGTCTTTCTAAAAATTTAACGAAACCCTGCATCTCTTTGATGGCACTATCCTGTCTTTCCTTTGCCTTTTGATCTCGTTTTTCTTTTAGCGAGGCGACAGTTGTCGCCTCGACATTTTTCTTTTTACCACCAACATTCATAAAAAACCTCATACCCCTCGTTAAGATATTTCTTTGCGTCAGCGACAAACTTTAAATCTGTTGCCTTCATGTCGTCCTGCTCACCTTCCCACGTATAACTATCATTACCGAAGAAGAAACCTGACGTCTCTGGCAAAGTTCGAGACCTTATACATTCTTCTAGCTCGTCCAAATCTTTACGAGAAAGATAGAGAGGCACACAGTTAAACTCATTCCATTCCTTTTTCAAACTTTCAGGATTTTGTTCGTCATATTTTTCCTGCATGAACCCCTGCAACCTGTTGTGCTTTCGCCAATCTGCAAATAGTATTGGCTCTCTTTCAGTTCCTTCTAACTCTTGTCGGTTAGTTTCTTTGTCTATCCTTTCGCCCTTATGTCGGAAGGCATACATATCTAGACCCATTTTTAACTCCTTTGTTAGTTTTGATTTGTTGTCTTATCAAATCCCACCTAACAATGCAACAACTATTTTTTAGAATGTTTTTAAGAATCATTCTAAACTAGCTTACCATTCTAAATTTTTTACAAAGAACTTTTCGTACAGGATCTCCTGCATCTGTGCGCACGGTGGGGGAACTTTGTGCCATCAGCTCCCGAAGCTATCCCTAAAGGACGAGAACGGCACATCTAACCGAAGATCCCAACGAGCGAGAGTAGGAGAAGGCTGGTGCCCACCATAGTAAAGGTGGGGAAGAGTATCAGCATCACCAGCCATACGAGAGCTAAAGTCATATCTTATCGTGGTTACGCTGCTGGGGCGACACCTCAGAGTCCTTCCAAGAGTTACCATTCGCAATGCAGCGAGATCCGGGGCCACCGGTTAAAGCGTATACTTTGCCAGGTTCAGGTTTGTCCTGCACGCGGTCTTTGGGAGACCAGCCATCCGGTGGTGCGTTTTCCTTGTTGATTTTTTTAATTAGTTTCTTGAGCTGCATCTTTTCCTCCTTTGTTATTTAAAAGGCCACCGGAGTTTACACCTTACGGTTACCTCCTGACGTGGCCGTTGACCAGCTGTCGCGCAACGTAGCATTCTCAATTACAGCTTCTGCTTGCTGCTACGCCTGTAATCACAACTGATCCAAGGTCCCTGAGATTTACACTATTCGGTGCTTTCTTCTCAGAGGACCAAGGATTAGGTCCCTGAGCTGTCCGGAATTAGTACACCCTTCAGGGACCAGACCTTAAATAAGACCTGGTGGGACAATTGTCAAGAGCTTTTTTTAAATTATTTTTACTATCACAGATAATTATCGTACGGAGATTCCACAGCGTGCTGCGTGGGCCATGCCATGCTTCAGGTGGCCGTTTTACTTTGTTAAACGAGAACGAGAACGAGGAACTCCAGCAGGTTGTCTGTGTTTCCCTGAAGGAGCTCCCCAGCTTACATATAAGATATCATGGGATAATTGTCAAGTCCAACGAGACGAGATCCCGGAGGATGCTGCCGTTACCAGCCCCCCGTTAACTAACAAAGAGTAAAAATGAAACGAGGGGCAGACAACGGCAACGAGACTACGCTGCCTCCTGAAGCGATGCCAGCATGTTACGCTGGACCGTGGGCCAGTCGTACGGGGCCGAGAACGAGGCAAATGGAACGAGGGAGCGAGGATCAGTGAAACTGGACACCGGTCTGTACAGTTTAAGAGACCTCTTCGAGAGGGTCTCTTTGCAGATAATTATCTTACCACCTGCCTTAACATATTTATTAATCCACACAATTTGCCACTTATTTAATTTAGGATAATTAGCTTCATCAGACTTAAGTTCTATCCAAAAAACATTATCTTTATTAACAGCATGAACATCTGGAATACCATTGATTGTACTAGATTCTATGCGTGTTAAATAACAATTAGTTAAGTTATTTTTAATCTTTTGCCAAAGCCTAGATTCTTGTGCTTTTACTGTCATTAATTAACTTAATTTTTTAATTTCCTTAATTACTGAGTTAGGTATTATTGTAGTGTTTCCAATACTATCAATATCTTTACCATTTTCTGCAAATGAGTAATCACCAAACAATCTCGTAACTCCCTTAGATTGAGATAAAAGATGACCCTTAGTAATGCAGGTAGCTAAATTAGATTTTTTTAACTCATCAAAGGATATCCAACTTGAATTAGATACAATATCGTACCATTC